CGAGCGCTTCCACTGACAGCTGCATGGCTACACCTCCTAGAGTTTGTCTCTAGAAAGATTATACCACATATAACAAAATTGAGCAATTATTATTTAGCAAATCCTTAGCGCGAAGCAATACCCACCCCTTGGAGTGGGCATACCACGACTGGGTGGATACCTCCTTGCCGATCTGATCCCCGGCAGCGCCGCCGTGGGCCTGGCCGTTTTCGTCAATTCGAGCCGATCCGAGTTTTACGGACATGATTCTTTCCTCCAATCAAAAGGCGACGGTCATTCGCCGTCGCCATGTTCGTTCTTGTCTTCGCGGTTGTGCAGCTGTTCCAGGATATCCCTGAGTTTTTCCGGAATGGGCAATCCGATATACGCCGCGTTCTCCAGCAGGCTCAGACCCTCGTTGGAAAGGTAGAAGGCAATAACCGCGCCTCGCAGGGCAGAGCCCTGGCCCACGACGTAGATGTCCAGGATATTCGCCACGCCCACCAGCATCAGGATCAGGGCCTTCTTGCAGATGCCCTTGAAGCCCACAGCCGAGGACAGCTTCTTATCCATGATGGCGCACATAAGGCCGGTGATGTAATCCAGCGCCATGAAAACGATGAGCGTTATCAACATCCCGTCCTTCCCTCCGAGGAAATAGCCGAGCCAGCCGCCGATGCCTGCGGCGGCAATCTGGATTTTCGTCCAGACGAGATCAACGGTAAAGTCACGCATGAAAAACCCTCCCTATGTTTTTTACTATTCATTCAGTGTGATCGAAATGGTTTCATTACGAACACTCAGGGTATCGTTGTTCGTCAGATCCCATGCCGTTGAGCGGTTTAGAACCACTTCCAGGACATTTCTGATCTTGTCAATGGAAACCGAACGTGTTACGCTGGAAACGATGTAGTTGCTGCCGCCGGAAACAGAAGCGGACGAGATCGCGTATCCGCCGTTATTTGAGATGTTCGCCTTGAGCTGTGTAAGCGTCGCGGAATTGATTCGCTCGAGGCTCTTTCGCAGCGGAATTACAAAATGGATCACTTTCGTGCTGCCTGTGACGTAGCCCATAAATGTACCACTATTGATCGTGACAACATCGCCATCATGGTATTCGTGGCTGGCGATTCCGGCATTGAAATATGCGGGGAACTCGCACTCGAATAGCGGATTTCCCTGGGTCGAACCGCTGAACTTCCCGAAGGCCACACCGCCTGTCGTCAAACCGGCAAGATGAACGTTCGCAAACGCTCTGGGAATGCTACCATAGGCGTTCGTCGTTTCATATCCATTGGACACCGTCAACAGGAAATACCAGTCCGTCGCAGCGGAGAATGTCGCGGTGATCGCGCTCAAGTTGTCGGTAATGCCAGTGATGAGATTGGAGATCGTCGCGTTGAAGGTGATCGCACCATCCGTTGGAAGCGCCGGATTGTGGACATTCGTCGCAGTCAGCTTTATGGTGTAGTTGTGGGCCGTCAATACCGATGTCGCGCAATCAGCCGTCAGCTTCGCGGTTGTCTTGACGGTAACCGCCTCGTCATTCGGTGTACGCTCAATCTCCAGCGTCACCTTGGGATTGTCGCGCGCGGACAGGATACGCAGATAACTGCCATCCGGCCTGATATACAGGTTGTCGTAGTTGCTTCCATCGGAGAAAGTCGCGTTCGTGACTACCCCTATGTGGATATAGGTCTGCGCTGGATCAAGTACATAATTCGATGTATCCAGGTGATAATAGCCTTCGGCAAACGAAACGGTTCCGGTGAAGGTATGCGAGGCGTTGTTTGCCCAGGAGATGGTCTTCAGGTCAAAACCTGAACTGCCGCCACCACCATACAGGAACTGACTCGGGAAAGATCCTCCGTACTGATAGTTTGTGGATGGATACCTGCCGCTCTGATCCACATAGCACTTGGTGATGCTCTTGCCGGATACGTTCTTGATCGTGATGGAAAAGGCCGCCGTTTCGCCGACCGCAACGACGGAAGGCGAAAACGACAGGGCCGTGACCTGAAAGAATCCACCGTTGAAAGATGGGAATGCCATAGTATTTCCCCCTTACGCGAGTTTGAACACCAGTCCGCCGTCCGAGGATCGCCGAAGCTGGTAATTGCCGAACTGGACATAGCTGCCCGCGAACTTCGAGTATTTCCTGCCGCCCAATACCACGTTGACCGATTCGCTGTCGATCAGCACCTCGCCGTTGGACAGATTGTCGCCGACGTGCAGGCCGTCATCATCAATGCGCACGATCCGCCTGAAATCCGCCCGCGCGGCATCGGCGGTCGCCTGGGCGGTACTGGCTGCGACCTGCGCCTCATAGGCTATCTGGCTCACGGCAGTCAGCACGCCGTTCACCAGCCGGTACATCGGATGCTCCGGATAGAGATACATCTGATAGGTGGAATACATATAGCCCAGGCTGATGTATGTCAGCGATTCACTGGCCGGTGCCGTCGTCAACCAGTTTTCGCTTGCCACCTCAAAGCTGTTGCCGATCAGCGTTCCGGCGAGGTATACTGTGGCATACTGCGTCGCGGCCCAAGAACTACCGGCGTTGTTCCGTAGCGTGCATCCGGGATAACTCAGGTAATTGTTCGTGCCGGTCGCTGCCGCCGTGATCGCCGAACCCGCCCACAGGATGGGCTTGTCCACATCGAAAGTCGATCCCGCTGCCAGATGGAAGTACCCGCCCGAATCCCCGACAATCACGCGAGAAGCGGAGATGGCCGTTTTCGCTTTGATGACGTTGTTGAAGCGGATGCGGTCATAGGTATTGTCGTTCAACGCCCTGCTGATCCACCAGCCGGTGTAGGCGGTGCCTCCGATGGACACATTCTCCCGGTACACCAGCTGAACCATGTTGCCTGCCGCGATGTGTGTGGTGCATCGGGTGGTCGCGTTGATGTAAACCTCCTTCGCTCCGGTCGTCCCACCGCCCGAGAGCGTCAGGTTGAGCGTCGCCGCCGAGCTGGTACCCGCAAAGGGAAGCCAGTACAGGATGGTCTGGCCGTCCGCCAACGATGAAAACGAGGCGATTCCCGTCCAGGCGTTCGTGGAAGCGGTTTGTGTCCCCACGATGCATTCCGTGCTGGAAAGCGCCTGGTCCGCCGCGCTTTGGGCGGCCTGAGCCTTGTTGTACGCGGCCTTCGCCGCCTCATACGCAGAGGAAACGGATACCATGGAATAAGCCCATGTCTGATCCGAAAACACCGTGAGATCGGTGAAGTACAGGGTGTTGGTCGATCCCGCCGTGTATCCCGGCTCCGTATCGCTCCATGATCCGCCGGGCGGATTGGTGGTCGGTTTCGCAGGCTTGGCCAGCGTGGAGGATTGCAGCAGATAGTATCGGGTGGTTGACCATACATCCACGACGCAGGACAGCGTGATGCTCGAAGATGCCTTGATCGCCATGGTTATCCCTCCAGCTGCGCAATGTACGTCGCCTTGTTCGTCACATCCCCCGCCGAGATGGTCAGCGTCTGGCCGGTTGACGCCGCCGTAGTCGATCCGTCCTTATACCACTTTATCGTTCCCAGGGCCGTCAGCGCGGAGCCGGTCACTTCCACACCGTCCTGATAGACATGCGCGGTGAGTACCGTTTCCACGGCGCTGTTCTTGAAGATCGTGCCGTTGGAGCTGGTCACGCTCATGGTAATGGCCGCAGCGCCGGTGTCGCCTTTCGCACCCTTGATGTTGTTAACATAAACCCACTTGGCGGCAGACGCGGCACCCGCGACGGTACACTTGTACGTGTTGTAAGTGGACGTATTCAGGTACATATCGCCCACCTTGGCGCTGGATACGCCGCTGCCCGAGAAGATCGTGGCGGTGGTGGACGTGCCGGTGATGCCGGTACCGGTGTACCATTGTGCGCTCGATCCGTTGCTGCCCTGGCGTGCGACGGAATACAGCGGATCGGACGTGGTGTTATCCGTATAGGTGAATACCATCTTCGTCCAGAGGTACTGGCCCGCCGATACGGATGGCGGCGTCGCTGCCCAGGTGCCGGTCGGCGCTGTGGTGTTGCTGCTGCCCGCCTGGTAAGTGATCGCCACGCTCGCCACGCCCTTGCCGGTATCCCCCTGCGGGCCTTGCGGGCCGGTGCCGCCCGTCGCGCCGGTGAACGCGATGGCGACGGAGAAATCCTTGTTGATCGTGATCTCGCCGTCCACGACCACGGGAATCCGCACGACACCCGTCGTCGTAAAGGATGAGCTTGCCGTGATCGTCAGCGTCGGGCTGGTGGGATCGGTATCCTTCGTCACCGTGATGCCGGTGGGCTTGGTCACCGAATTCAGGTTCACCGTCGCCGCTATCTGCTCCGAGCCGCGCATGGCGATGATTTGCGTGGTACACGATCCCGCCTTCGCCGCGTTGATCGTGCCGGGAAACGTATAGGAATCGTTTGTCAGGATGACCGAGTAAGCGTCGGTAATATCGACGATACTGATCTGGTCGCTGGATTTGATCGCCATGGGCTGTCCTCCTAATCCACAATGAGTTCACACATGAAAGTCACCTTTGTATCCACATCCTCCGGCGACAGGGTAAGAGAAAAGCCGCCAGCGCTGATCCGGGAATCATCGGCGGAAATGACGCCGAAACGATCCTCGTCCAAACGCTGCCAGCTCCATTGGAGATACGCACCCGCGCCGAATACCCGCCGCAGACCCGTCATATCGGTGATGCGCTCCGGCCCGCGATAGATCACGGCGGAGAGCGTCGTGGATACCAGGTTATTCTTGAATACGGTGCCGCGCGAGGAATCGATGCGCAATACTGTCGCCGGTTCGCCATCCGCCCCGGAGATATTGACCGGAGGGGATTGTGTGGTGGTGCCGTTCACATAGGTCGTGACGGTTTTCTGCCACACATATCGGCCTTCCTGATGCTCGGGTGGTGTCGCGCTCCATCCGGTCGCCGGAGCCGCGCTCGGGGATTCCCCGGAAGCGTACAGGATCGACGTCCCGGCGACAGCGCCCTCCGCCAGCGTCTTCGCCTCGGATGCCTCGCCCGCTATGATCGTCAGGGATTTCCCGGCGACGATCTCGCTGGTACTCAGCCGCGCTATAAACGCCTCTCGCGCGAAAAGCTGATCCACATCGATCCGTGCCGCGTCGATTCGATTGACCAGCGCGTAGGTCGCTAACAGATTCGTTGTGCTGAGATTGTTGGCCAGGATGTCCGTTTCCAGGATCACCCGCCCGGCATCCGTCTCGCCCGCTGCGATTTCTTCTTCCGTCACCGTCGCCGGGGTTGCCGTGACATTGCCGTCGGAATCCACATCGATAGTATAATAACTGCCGTTGCTGGCCTTGACACACAGGTTGCCGATGGTCGCGCTGATCACCTGGGCGTAGGCGACGCGGAGATTGTTTATCATCACGTCGTCGCCGACTCCGAAAGATAAGTTCAATGCCTCGGCGACCAGATGCGTGACCGCCGCCCGGTCAAATGATGCCGTCCCGCAGGTGATAACCGTGAATGCGGCAAGGCCAGCCGCCAGGGTATCGGTATCGATGTCGCTGGCGGTCAGACTTCCAATCTTCGCCGTGATTGCGGACAGCGCTCCGGCGTCTACGGAACCGGCGGCCAGCTTTTCGGCGGTAACGGCGGCAGCAGCCAGTTTGTCCGTCGTGATGGATTCGGCGGAGACATGGCCCGCGAGTATGGAATCTGCTTTCAGCTGCATGCTGCCGACGCTGTTGATCGCCAGCTTTGCCCCGGATATGCTTCCGGTGGGAATCTGCCGGGAGGAGATCATGGAACCCTCCAGGGTATCCGCCACGGTGCCGAGGGTCATGGAGGTATACTTTTTGATCAGGCAATCAAAGGTATACTGCGTCAGTCGCATGGACACGGAGATCCCGATGCGCGGCGCAACGACCCGAACAGCGTCCCCCAGGTAGATGTTCTGCAGCAGATGATAATCCCGGTAATCCTCGGTTTCCGCCGTATTGATGAAATCGACGGTCAGAGTAACGCCCGGCACATCACAGCCCTTGGCAAATTCATCCTGCGCGGTCTTCCGCATTTCGGTATAGCACTGTGCCTTGGTTTTCTTCCCGTCGCCCTTGGGCACTTCCCGCGCGTCGGATACCGGCAGGTGAATCCATTTCGGATGAACATACTGACCGATATACGGACTGTCGATAAATACCTCGGGCAGCCAGAGCGTATTGCCGTCCTTGTCCTCGCCGGTTGGCATGATGCGCGTGACGACATTGGTGGTGTCCACGTCATAGCTGACGCCCAGAAGATTCTTGCCCTCCCGGATTTGAATGTCGGTATCGTCGCCCACGCGCTGAACGACGTACACGTCGAACCAGTCCCGAGCAATCTCTCCGCCGTACAATTCCAGCAGCCCGCCGTCGCTCATGATGGCGTCCACGGGATTCACGTTCTCCAATTCCATCTCCGATGACGTGGAATCGAGATCGGAATAGAAGTCGAATTCATGCTCCGTCAGGCAGCCACCGGAAATGCTCTGCACAACGCCCACTCCGGCGAGCGTCGCGGCGGGCTTGATCCGCTTGAGCATGTTGTCCAGTAAATCATAGAAGATATGCCTGGCATAGACCGTCACCTTGTCCAGGGACGGCACGATGCGATAAATCCGGAAAGGCTGATCCCGGAGCTGTTGCGGCTCGATGACTTCGCCGGTTGCCTCGGCTTTCCGGTACTTGGTCTCCACGTAGGAAAGGTGGGCCTTGTTCATATACCCATGCTTGCCGTCCGGGCCGGTGACCTCATACCAGGTCGATCCCTTATTGAGGATGACGACCTTCTTGCCCTTCTTGTATTTCGCGAGGATTTTGCCGTTGCTCTTGGCCTTCGCCCGGATCGGACGATTCGAGGCGTTTGTCTTATAGACCTGATAGCTCTCCTGGGAAATCATCTTGACCTGGGGCGTCGCAGCGGCGGGAACCGGCACACGGAGGATTCGGCCCTCCTGCAGGCGCTGCCATTTACCGCCGTCATCCAGCGGATGCTCCAGCGTCAATTCATATTCCCCATTGAGCGTCTCCGTCACCGTACAGAGGGAGGGCGACAGCATGCCCGCGCCGTTCCCGGAGAAATCCGTCGCGTCCGAGGGAAAGACGCAGATCATATCGTCACCTCCTTACAGCGTTCGCCAATTGGGTGTGATTTGTATGCTGGTCACGTCGCCGTCCCAGCTGTAGGCGTTGTTCCCGGCCAGCAGTCGAATGAACTCGCCGTCCATGTGGCTGTTGGCCGATTCGTTTCCGGAATAAGCCTCCCGCAGCTCTGAATCCATGGTGATCGAGCCGGACAGGTCGGTCAATTCCAAAATCTCCCCGTTTATCATGATGGTCACGTCGCCTGTACCGTTGACCGTGATAATTGGCTCGGAGTAAACCGTGCCAGGATTGGCGATGACGCCGATACTGTCGGTCAGCGTGAAAGGCGAGGAATCATGCAGATACAGGAATGGCTTGCACCTGAAATTGACCGTGAACGTCCTGTTGGGCCGCCCGCGCAGAATCTGCTCGAAGGGGATCTGATTCACGATCCGGGCATAATAAAAGCCGTCCCGCCGATTGGCAAAGACGACCTTCCCGGCCCCTTTCAGGTATCCCGCTATCTCGTTGATCCGGGCGGTGTTCTCGATGAAGCAGGTGACCGGCAATACCATGTCCTCATACACATCGATGTCTTCAACAGTTGTCAGGCTGCCGGGCCGCCCCGGCACTTCGGTGAATGTGATCCGAGGTTCCGGAACCGTGATCGGCGGATGCTCGGACACATGGATGCCAAGGTCTGTGCATTTAACGCCGTTCCATTCGAACCAGTCGTTCAAGGCGCTTCACCCCCCCCATGTTCACAGAAGCGCGTCGCGGATGATGCCCACGATGACATGGAAGGCATAGAAGGCTCCGCCCATGGTCACAACCAGGAAGATGATGCAAGCGACGGAAACAATTGACACCCACTGATCATCCGTGATACGATGAAACATAACTTCAACCCTCCTATGCCATCCGCAGCCCGCGCCCGCGCTGCTGTGTTTTCGTCAAACCCGCTATCTCAATGGCCAGGGATCGGATGTCCTGCTTGTCGCGGACATTCATATTGGCGACATGGAGATTCACGGTGCTGGTATTGTTGTACGTGCGCCGGTTGTCGGCATTGCCGGTCGCCACGCCGCCCTGGGCAACGTCGGTCAGGAAACGCGCCGCGTTCCCGATGATCCGTGCCTGTTCGTTTGCCTCGTTCCGAATGCCCTCGCCAAAGCCCTTCATGACCATAACGCCAACTTCATCGCGGAAAACGCGGGAAGGCGAATGAATCTGGAGTGCGGCCTTCGCGGCGGAAACGGCAGCCTGGGCGGCGGAGCGCATGGCACTCACCACTGAGGACGATCCGCTCCGGATACCTGCCGCGAGACCCGCCATAACATTCCGGCCAACGCTGGTCAGCGTGGATGAATTGAGGGAACCGGACACCGAGGATCGCACACGAGACGCGACTGATGACCCGACGCTTCCAAAGCTATACGCGTTCAAACCGGCAGCCAGCCCAGCGACGGCCAGGGTGCCGGTGGGCCGCAGGGTGCTGGCGGTCAGGTTGCCATTGACGGCGCGCTGGGCGTTTGCGCTTACGGTCGCGCCAGCGCTGCTCATGTCCGCGCCGGTCAGACCTTGGGCCAGACCGGATGCCGCCTGTGTGCCCGTTTCGGTAAACAGCTGGGGCGTAAAGGCGGACTGGATGGCGGAAATGACGCTCTGGGCGTCAGCGGAGAATTCATGCTGTGCCATGCCCTGCCCGATGCCCGCAGCGATGTCATCGCCCAGGGGGTTGAATCGCGCTGCGGGAGAATGGCTGTCCGCCGCGTTACGGAGCGCGGACTCGTCATTGTCAATGGTGGTCGAGGCGTCCCCACTGAAATCATGGGCCGCTTCGCCCTCGCCGATGCCTGCCGCCACATCGTCGCCGACTTGGCTGAGATCGCCCCCGGCAGCCTCAAATCCGGATACGATATCCGACATGACGGTCGATCCGGTGGTGTTCCAATCGTAACCATTCATGGCGTCGGCCATGCCGTCCGAAAGCGTTGTACCCACCGTTCCCGCCGAGGCTGCCGCTTCGCCCGCCTGGCTGTTCATGACGGTGGTGAGATCGGATACCACCTGGGTATACTGCTCGATCTGACTTCCATCAAGCGCGCCGTCGTTCATCAGCTGCATGCCGTTGGCGACGTATTGCGCCATGGCCTGGAAACCGAGGCCGCCCTCATAGGACATCTCGGTGCCGAAGGACTGGCCGAGGTAGGTTACGCTGTCCCCAAGGGCGTTCACCTTCTGGCATGCCGCGTCATAGGCGGCAACATCCGGGATGCCCATTTCCTCCATGCCGGATACTTCCGCTTTCGCGGCTTCCAGATCACGGACGGCCTGAGCCAGGGTATGCAGCTGTTCCACGGTTCCCGATGCAGACCAATCCTGCCAGCCGAGGAAGTTGTTGTTGGTTTTGTTCGCCCCGGCATCAAACTCCAAATCCGGCCTGCCACTATTGGTGAACTGGCCTTCGTCGAAATTGACCTGGGAGACCGTGGCGGTCGCCTGCAAATCGACCGTGGGCAGTGTAACGCCGGGATCGAGGGCGACGGCGGTAATCTTACCGCTGCCGTCCACGGAATAAGTCACGCCGCTCTGCGTGGTCACGGAAGTGATGTTTCCCGCCGCGTCCACGGCATATGTAGTGCCATCCGGAGTGGTGATCCCGGTGACGTTGCCGGTGACATCCGTCTCGTAGGTCGATCCCTCGGGCCAGGAGACATTCTTGATGTTGCCGGTACAAGCCACCGTGAAGGGATTCTCCCCGCCGGTGGTGATCGACGTGACGTTGCCCTTTGTGTCGACGGTGAATGCCGTCCCATCCGGGTTTGTGATCCCGGTCACGTTGCCCTGGGTATCCACGGCATAAGTGACGCCGTCCGGCTTGGACACGGAAGTGATGTTCCCCTTGGCGTCGACCGTGTAAACCGTTCCCTCCGGCGTAGTGGCGGAGGTGATGTTGCCCTTCACATCCGTCTCAAACGTCGTGCCTTCCGGCCAGCCGATTCCGGTGATATTGCCCTTCGCGTCGATTTCGAACGACGCGCCTTCCTTGGCAAGGACATTGGTGATATTGCCGGTGAGATCGATCTCCGTCAGGCTTTCCGTATCAAGGGAAGGAATGATCGCCTGATGCTCACCAGCCGCCCAGGCGTCGTAAGCCGTGGACAGATTATCACAATTCAGAGAGGCGAATACCTCGTGCGTTTCATCCCCCAGGCCGGAGAACATGGTATCGATGGACGCGGCGACATCGTCCGAAAAGACGTTGCTCGTGTCCGTCGCTGCGGCCTTGACTTCCTCCAGGGCGGTCTTCGCCGCAAGCACCTCCTCCGGCACGGATTGCCCGGCGTCAGCCGCCGCTGTCTCCATGGCCGCGATGGCCGCCTCCAATTCCACAATGGAGGTTTCGTCCAGCCCGACCAGGGCGTCCCGGAGCGCGGTCATCTCGGCAGACATGCCGTCCTTCCCGGCAGCCGCGTGCATCAGGGTATTGATGTTCTGCAGCTGCGCCGCAGTCTCGGCAAACTGCCCGCCTTCCGCGAATACGCTGGTGGCCTGCGCCGTTTGCAGGAGCGTATTGTAATACTGCTCCGTGGCGGCCTGGGCCTGGGTATCATACCAGGTGCGCAGCTCGCCCAATTGCCGCTCCTTCTCCGCGCCGTCTTCCATGGCGGAGATCACCTTATAGCGGGCGTCGTATTCCGAATTGAGGGAATCGACAAAGGAGCCGAGGCCCTGCGTCGCGGCGGCAAACGCGTCGGTGTATGTTGCGGCACCGTCCGCGCCACGGGACATGGCGGCGTTTACGCCGTCCACAATCTGTCCGAACGCGCCTTCGGAATCCGCCACCAGATGATACTTGACCTGGATCGCCTCGCGCTGATCCATCAGCGCCTGCAGGCGGGCTGTTTCATCGTCCGACAGATAGCCGTTCTGCTTCTTTTTGAGGATGCTTTCGACTTCGGCGTCGATGGCATCGAGGGTGGCGAGGTCGCCATCCAGATCGCCGAGGGCCGTGCCGCCCGCGCTGTCCTTGAGGGATTGCAAGGACGCCCGGATCGTCTCCGTGCCATCGGTAAAACCCTTGACGGTAGAATTGAGAATCTCGTCTGTTTCTCGCTTGCCGTCCGTCCAGGTAGCTATGGTCTGCGACAGCCAATCCGAACCGATTTTGTCAACGGAGAAATCCTCCGCCGTCAGCCCGAATTTGGAAAGGCCCTCAGACTTTTCGAAGGCGGTGGTGACATTGTCGCCCCATTCCTTGACCGTCTCGTTGAGCCGCTCCTGGGCCTCGCGAGCGGCTTTCGCGCCGGACGCCCAATCGATCAGCTTATAGATTCCATAGGCCGCTGCCGCCGCGAACACGGCGATGGCGGCGGGTGAACCGCTGATGACCGTCAGCAGGCCCTTCATACCGCCCCCGGCGGCGGATACGGAAGACATAAGGGTCTTCACGGCGGTCACGCCCTTGGTGGCGAATGTCGAAACGGCGGACGTCGCCTTTGTGAATCCGCCCGGAATCTTCGTCACGAAGACCATCAGCTTCGATATACCTGTGGTGGTGGTGCCCACGGCGGTGATGATCTTGCCGAGGATCAATACCAGTGGCCCGGCAGCCGCGACAATGGCCGCGAACTTTACGATGGCCTTCTTGTGCGCCTCGTCCATCGAGGTGAACTTCCGGACGTATTCTGTGATCTTTTCGGCGATGGATTTGATTGTCGGAGCCAACGTGTCCCCGAAGGAGATGGCCAGTCCTTCCACGGCGGACTTGAGCGAGCGAAACGCGCCGCCGATACCGCCCTCCATCATGTCGGCCATGCTCTGCGCGGTACCCTGACAATCGCTGATCTCGCCAGACAGCTCATTCCATCGGTCGCTGCAATTGGAGAGCAGCGCGTTGACGGCGGCCAGATCGGTCTTATTGAAGATATCCGACAAGGCAGCGTCCTTGGCTTCCTGAGACCAGCCATGCATGGACGTTTCCAGATCGCCGAGGATCTCGTTGAGGCCGCGCATGTTCCCCTGGGCGTCGTAGACCTTCACGCCCATGGATTCCAGCTTCTTCGCCGCGCTATCCGTGGGGTTCTGCAGAGACAGGATGACGTTGCGCAGATGGGTGCCGCCCTCCGCGCCTTTGATACCGTTGTCGGCGAGGATGCCCAGCGCGGTATTCAATTCGACGGTGCCGCCCTTGAGATTCTTGGCCGTGGCGGACACCTTGAGGATGCCTTCGCCCAGCTGGGCCACGGAGGTATTCGACTTCTGGGCGGTCTTTGCCATCTGATCCGCGAAGGTCGGCATATAGGACATTTGAAGTCCCAGGGCCGACATGCTGTCGGTGACCATATCCGAAGCCGACGCCAGATCAATGCCGCCCGCCTGTGCGAGGTTCAAAACCGTGGGCAGCGCCGCGATGGCCTTCTGTGAATCGTATCCGGCCAGCGCCAAATAATTGAGGGCGGACGCCGCCTCGCCGGCGGAGTAGCGGGTGCTTGCACCCATCTCCTGCGCCGCGTCCGAAAGCGCCCTCATCTCCGCCGCGCTCTCGGATTCGGACAGGCCCATGGTCGCGTAAACCTGCCGGATCGCGTCATCATAGCTGGCGAACGTCTTGACGGCAACGGTTCCCGCGCCGATGGCCACGGCGCTGAGCTTGGACATGCTCCTGCCGACGGCTTCGACCTTCTTTCCGGCGGCGGTGGCCGTCTCGCCGAACTTCGCCATCTTGTCGGCGGCGTTCAGCCAGGCGTTCTGCAGCCGCTCCAATCGGGAGGTGACCTGATCGATTTGCGCCTGCGTCTGCTGCAGCCCGGCCCGGGCGTTGTTCAGATTGGTGTTGGCCCGGGTGACGGCATCCGCGTTCCGGCGCACGGCATTCTCGGAGCGGGATAGCTGGCCTTCGAGCTTTTCGACCTCCTGCCCGGACGCCGCGTATTCCGCCTTGAGCCGTTCCAGTTCCGCCTCCATTTCGGCGTAGGCGTCAGTGCCCTTCAGTCCGGCCTCCTCGGCCTCCCGGAGATCGGCTGTCAGCTTGTCCACCTGTTGGCCCAGATCGGCATGGCCCTGCTTCGCCGTTTCCAGCTTCGCGGCCAGCTTCTCATGGGATTGCGCCGACGTTTCCAGCTTCTTTTGCGCGGCCTCCAGCGCCCGTTCATACTGCTGGACGGCCTGCTGTTGCAGCTGGAATTTCTGCTGCAGTGCCTGCAATTGCGCCTGTGCCCCGGCAGTGGTATTCTCGAAATCGGTAACGCCAGACGCGGCCAGCTTGAACTGGGAGTCAGCCTCCTTCAACTGCTGGTTTATGGAACGCAGGTTTGCCGTGAAATTATCGCTATTGAGGGATAGCGACACGACCATATCCCGAAGGCTATCCGCCAAGACGCGACAACTCCTTTCGCTTTAGGTATCGGTGGGCCATATCTCGTCGATATAGGCCTTCCGGGCCACAACGGTATGCGCCCGGTCATACTCGCGCCGGGCGTCCCACGCCCGAAGGCGAAAGAATCCCAGCATATCCATCTCGTCGATCTCCCGCATACGCCAGCCGTCCTTGAGCAGCAGGTTGTATGTGGAATAGATGTATTCCGGCAGCGTCAGGCCCGGGCCTTCGGCTTCTCCGCTGCCGGTTTCGTAGGGAATTCCGCGAGCACCGAGGTGGTCTGCGTCTGCACGGCCATGATCGCCGTGGAAATGTCGTGCATGATCCGGTCGGCGGGATAGTGGTCATACATATCGTCCGGCGTGAATTGATTCCTGAACAGCAGGCAGAACCATTTGACCATCACGTCCATGGCCTCGCGGACGGTGAGCGTCTCACCGCTCACATCCTTCCCGGCGGCGGCATCCTCAGTGATCCTCGCAAGGCGCAGGTACATGTTGGCAGCGTCGTCGATCTCCCGAAGCGCGCGCCCGGTCACGAAATCCAAGGTGTACTTCTTGCCGCCCAGTTCGCAGCTGATCATGGGTTAGTCCTCCTATCATGTTATGGTGAGCGGGCCGTCATGATTGAATCACAGCGGCCACAGGATCATCGGTCAGCCCTGGGAGGCGTCCGCCAACACGGGCGTATAGACGGAATCCAGGAAGGTCGCGGCAGCCTCGGCGGTAAAGCCGTTCTGGCCCTCGTCGGCCACGGCCTGATAGCGACCGTCATGCACGCGTTTGATGGCAACCCACTCGACCTCGCCGGTCTGGCGGGTGACGCTGGTGCCTTCCTTCGTGGCGTAGGTTTCGGTGATGGGCTTGGCGCGCACCTTGTACAGCCAGACATAGCGGTAGGTATGGTCGCTCTTTTCGCTCCGGAATCCGAACGCGAAGTAGGGCGGCGTGTCGGACGCGGAGCGGATCAGGACGCCGTTCTGATCCAGCGTATTGCCGAAGATCATCTTCTGGATCTCCAGGGGAATGTCGGCCATCTTGGTCTTGAGAGCGACCTCCGGATCGGGATACAGGACGGAAAATTCCTGATCGTCCGCGTATTGGACGTCCGCGTCGGCGTTGCCCGGCGTGATGGTCGCCTCAATGGCTCCGGCGACCTTCTGCAGATCGCCATAGGTCAGGGTCTCCTCGGTATCGACGGTCAGCGGCGCGATGACGACGCCCTGCAGACCGATGGTGGACGCCACGGTGGGCGACACGGCAGGGGTATTGGGCATTATGTTTTCCTCCAATCATTTCAGTGCCTGATCGAGCAATGCCCGCAGGCGTTCATAGGCTTCGGGCGCGGCGGCGTCATACGCGGGCCGCATATAGGGATGAGGCGGAGCGGGATGCGGGCCGCCGTGGCCCAGCTCCACATAGGCCGGATAATAGGGATCGCCCGGCCAATCCCGGCGATGGACGCCGACGGTAACGGTGATCCCGCCGTTCTTCTTCGTGGGCGGCCCCGTGTTGATCGCACCGACGAGCCTTCCGGATCGCGGATGTGGATTGCTCGAGGCGTTCGCCTTCATCCGCTCCAGGATTGGCTGGGCCGCTTCCTCCATGATGGATGTGGCGCGGGACGGATCGACGACCTGCGCCAGGCGTTCGAAATCCTGGGCAAGCGCGGAGAATTCCGCGCCGGAGAATTGCATCGGCATGTCAATCCGCCTCCACGCTGCCGACCCACGTCCAGGCAATCAGCGTCTGGCGGGTATCGGCGTTATAACTGTCGCGTTCGTCCGACATGAAAAAACCCGCCGCGTGCATGGCCGCACGGATAATGCGGGCCGCCTCGGTGGGATCGGTCATGATCCAGAGGTTGAGATAGACATACACCCGGTATTGCCGGAAGGTGTCGTCCCAATGCTCGTCCTCCGTCTTCATGGTGGTATAAACGATATAGCGCTCCGGCGCTTCCGGATGCTCCGCCGTGGGCTTCCACGCCCCGGCGAACGCCGGGATACCCGTGGGCTGCAGCGTGTCCTGCACCTGTCGCGTATCAACCCACTCCTTTCATGGATTCGGTGACCAGCTGAAGATACCGGTGCTTGAAATCGAACTCGCCGAGGCGTGTGATCCGCTGCTTTTCGTCGCGCCACAGCACCCACATTCCGGGTCGGACGTCGTCGCGCCATCGGATCACGAAGCGTAATCCGCGCTCGGCGTTGTCGGCGTCGCCGGTATGGGTGTAGCTGGAGGATTCGTCCCGGACGGCGGCCCAGACGCGGCAGACGACGGTATCGGTCTCAGCCGGGTATCCATTTTCGTTGACGGCGTTCACGGTCTGGCCGATGGCAACCATGTGCCGCAGCTGACCTGGGTGCGGGCTTGACATAGGAATCACCTCCGCCGATGGCATATAACCATCCGGTACTAAAACATATCTTCAATGGTGCGGTTCGGATAGAGCAGCGCGTGGAACGCCCGGATCATAGTGCTGTAGGCGCTCCGGTCGGATGAATCCCGGCACTCATAGAAGTGCGAGGCCATGAGCAGGACGGCCAGGCGGACGGTTTCGGGCGGATTGTCCGTGGAGTGGAAATCCGCCCGGCAATAGTCCTCGGCAGCCTCCTGCGCCTGCGCGAGCAGCGATGTGAGGAGCGTGTCCTCATCATCCGTCTGAACGCGCAGGTGGGCCTTCAATTCATCGAGGCTGACGATCATGGGAATCAGGTGCCGCTGTTCGCGGCCTTCATGGCCAGAACCTTGAGGGCCTCGGGCAGGATCACCTTGCCGTCCACGCGCTCGGAAGCGAGGAAGCCGACCTGGCCGGTAGGCGCGAACAGCTCGTTCAGGCGCTTGAAGGAGCGGCCCTGACGATCCGCGACCCAGTAATAGTCGAAGTCACCGAACAGGAGGGCCTTGGCCCCGCCCGCGATTTCCGGCATGAAGGCGGAAGTGTACAGCGGACGGTTCAGCAGACGATCCGGCTGGCCTGCCTGCACCGAGGGCTGCCACAGGTAATCGCCGGTCGCCTGGTTTTTCAGCTTACGGATCGCCTTGATGGTGCTGTCGTTCATGATGAACACGGCGTTCTTCCGGTAAGGTGCGCGCAGGGAATAGAACAGATCCATGATCTCATCCATGGTGATCGCGGTGGCGCTGGCGGTGGTCACGCCGGTCTGCGCACCACCGGTCGCGGCCAGTACGCCCAGCGGCTTACCGGAGCCATCGCCGGTGAAAAACGCCTCCTCCTCGGCGGCACCGATGCGGCGGGCGAATTCCTTGGCGATATAGCCGGGCATGTCGAAGACGCTGTCGTTGAGCAGTTCCTCGGAGATCTTAATCATCGTCGCCAGCTTGTAAGCGCCGATGGATACCTGGCCGAAGGCGTCGTCGCTTTCCGGATACTGGCCGCCCTCGTCGATCCAGGCGGCGGTACCGTGGGACGCCACAACGGGAATCTTGCGGTCGCCGGTGGAAGTGGAGATCACATGAGCCAGGCTGCGGAAGATGTTCTGATCCTGCAGGGCGTCGATCAGGGTGCGCTGATATTCGTCCGGCACGAGGAAACCGCCCTCGGAATCGGTGCCGATGGTCAGCGCGTTGTAAACCTCGTGCGACACGGACTTGGCGCGCATGGCCTTCCAGAAGTTCTCCCGGTATTCATCTGATGCGCGGCCCTTCTTCTCGGCCTTGTCGGCGTTGACCGTGGCGTCCGGGCGCGCGGTGATCACGCGGTTCACGGACTGGTTCATCTCGGCGTCGATGGCGGCCTGGCGCTCCATGCGCTCGATCTCCTTGCCGCGATTGATCACGTCGTCCTCCATGCGGTCATAGGTGGCCCTGTCCTCGGCGTTCATGGTGCCGTCCTCGGCACGATGGGTGTCCAGGAATGCCTTGGCGGCATCCCACAGCTTCGCACGCCTGGCGCGCATTTCCAAAATCTTAGTCATGTGGAAAACCCTCCCAGAGTAGTTGATAGCGAATGAGCTGCATTTTCGGATCTTCGTCCGAAACGAGATAACGCGGCACTTCCGGTTTCGGAGGCTCCGCGTCGCGGGAATCAGTATGTTCGGGCATCCGCGCCCGGAGTTTGTCCATCAGGCAGTTGGTCACTGCCCTGCGGGAAAACGAGAAGCTGTTCTCCGGCAATTCGGTGTCGGATTCCGGCTGGAAGGCGATTTCGTCACAGAAACCGAGTTCCAATGCCTTCTTCGCGTTCATCCACGTCTCGCCGTCCATCAGGTGGGAAAGGCGCGCACGGGACATGCCGGTCTTGATCTCGTAGGCGTTGAGAATGCTTTCCTTGACCTCGTCCAGCAGCTGGATCGCCTTACGCATTTCCTCGCTGTCGCCCATGGCGACGGTCAGCGGATTGTGGATCATCATGAGGGAAACCGGCGTCATGACGACACGGGTTCCAGCCATGGCGATAACGCTGGCCGCGCTCGCCGCGAGGCCGTCCACCTTGACGGTGATGTCATGGGGATAGTCCATGAGCATGTTGTAGATTTGCGCCGCCGCGACGCAATCGCCGCCCGGCGAGTTGATCCAGACGGTGATCGGCCCGTCACCGTCGAACAATTCCTGCCGGAATACCTTGGGCGTGATATCATCATCGAACCACGATTCCTCGGCAATCGCGCCTTCCAGTCGCAGGGTACGCTCCTGGGGATTGGTCTCGTCACGCACCCAATTCCAGAACCTTTTCACGAACCAGCCTCCTTTGGTGCGGTCGGAGGAAAACCGGCGAAAAGCCCGGCGTCCTCCAGTTTGGTCATGTTGCCGTTGATAAGGTACAGATCGCCTCCGGCCTCCGCCGGAATGCGGTCGAGGTTTTCGAGTTCCCGGATATCGTTGGCGCTCATCCAGCCGTTCTGCCGGGCGACGGCGTATCCGTTCATCCGCGATTGATAGTCGCCGCGCAGCAGGCCCTCCACATTGAACCGGGCGAAATGCCAGGCCTTTTCCGATGGCAGCAGCAGCGTCCGATGGATCGTCTGCTCCCAGCGGGCAATCCAGGGAGCCAGCGTGTATTTGACAAATTCCAGAGATTGCTGTTCAATATTGGAAAAGCTGCTCTTGTCCAAATCCCCGACCATGTGCGGCGGGACGCGGAATATCCGGGCGATTTCATCAATCTGAAATTTGCGTGTTTCCAGGAACTGCGCCTCCTGGGGATTGACCGATATCGGTTTATAGGACATGCCTTCCTCGAGGATGGCGACCTTGTGCGCGTTCTTCGCGCCCTGATAGATCGCGTTCCAGGAATCGCGGACGTGCTGGGGATTTTTCACGACGCCCGGATGCTCCAGGACGCCGCCCGGCTGCGCGCCGTTAGCATAGAAGGCGGCTCCATATTCGTCGCAAGCCAGCCCCAGCCCCACGGCCCGTTTCGCCATCGCTATCGGGGAATAGCCGACAAGCCCGTCGAAGCCCAGGCCCGGAATATGGAAAACGTCCTCCGGCAGCAATAGCACAGAGGACTTCTTTCCGATGGTGTTTGCGTCCGATTCCGACCGGGTGTATTCGTAATAGACACGACCGCGCGCGTCACGATCCACCGTCATCCGATCCGGCATCAGGGGATACAGAGCCAGAACCTCGCCGCGCCCGTTCCGGATGATTTGCGCATAGGCGTTCCCCCACAGGAGCAGGTGCGTCATGAGCGTTTCCCTGAAGGAAAACGCCGTCATCTCCGGATTCGGCTCGTCATGGAGAATTGGGTACAACGGATGTTGTATTGCCTTCTCCTTGCCGCCGCTGTCGTTGTATTGATAGAAGTGCAGCGGCAGCGCGGCGATTGCCTCGGACAGGATGCGCACACAGGCGTATACCGCCGACATTTGCATGGCGGAGCGTTCATTTACAGCCTGGCCCGCAGCTGTGCTGCCGAAGAAGAAGGAATAGGCGCTGCCGGGCAGCGAATTGCTGGGCTTGTCTCGAATACGTAAGAATGCCTTAAGCTTTTTGTTCATTTTTCCTCCTTTGACAATCTGATTACAACGTGCTACAATATCAATTAGGTTAAGCTTGTTATCGCGGTTATTGCTGTGATCATTTCGGGGCTTGCTGTTACTCTCACCAAACGTTTCGGAAAGGGATCAAAGGTTTCTTTGAGAATTGACGGAGGTATGGTGCTAATGGGTATAGCAACATGTTGTATGGTGGGTACTTGGCCTTGTGGGGATAGTAACAGTGCGGCGTGAGCTTTCGATGATCATGTAAGTCATTAACTGGTAAAGATAACAGATAAGGTCAAAGAGGTTCGAATCCTCTTATCCCCACCAAAACCGTCTGAGAAATCAGACGGTTCTTATATAAATATCAATCCTCTATTATCATATACGGAGGAACCGTCGCTCTCATGGCGGATCGCCCGATCCAGCGCCATGATCGTAGCAATGGCCCCGTCAATTTTCTCTGTGGATTTTTCCTTGTCTGCCTTGATGTTGCCCGCCGGATCGGTACGGATAGTTACGTTGTCAATCATCCAGCGCAGGACGGGATTTCCGCCGTGGGCGATGCGCTGATCCAGTACCAGATTCATGAGTTCCTTGGTGGGCGGCGACATGTCCTTGTAGCCCTGGCCGAAGGGCACCACGGTAAAGCCGAGGCCTTCCAGGTTCTGCGTCATTTGAACCGCGCCCCAGCGGTCGAAGGCAATCTCCGCGATGTGGTGCCGCGTACCGAGTTCCTCTATAAATTCCTCGATGAATCCATAGTGGATCACATTGCCCTCGGTGGTATAGACCAGGCCCTCCCGCTGCCAGATGTCGTAAGGGACGTGATCCCGCTTGACCCGCAGATCAATGGAATCCTCTGGCAGCCAGAAGAAGGGCAGGATTTCATACTTCCCGTTTTCATCCTCGGGCGGGAATACCAGCACGAAGGCGGTAATATCCGTCGTGGAGGAAAGGTCGAGGCCACCATAGCAGAGCCGCCCGCGCAGGCGCTCCGGATCGACGGGAAACGCGCAGGCGTCCCATTTGTCCATCGGCATCCAGCGCGCCGTGGCGTTCGTCCACTGGCATAAATGAAACTGCCGGAATTGCATTTCCTCGGCGGGATTCTGCTGGGCAGATGCGCAGGCTGCCTTGTAGTAATCAATATCCACGGTCTTGCCGAGGGAGGGATTGACGGCCTTCCAGACCTTCGGGTCTGTCCAGTCGGCCTCGTTCGGTATGGAATACACGACGGGATAGAAGGTCGGGTCGCGTTTCCGGCCTTCCAATATGTCAACGGCCTTCGAGTGTACCTCATAGCAGATGGAATTCTTGTCCGATCCCGCCGTGGTAATGACGAAATTCAGAGGCTGCTTTCGCGCCGCGCCCGAGCCTTTCGTCATTACGTCGAACAGCTTTCGATTCGGCTGGCCCAGCAATTCGTCGAAGATGCAGGCGTGGACGTTGTATCCGTATTTCGAGGCGACCTCGGAGGAAAGCGCCTGGTAGATGGATCGGGTCGGAAGGTAGACGAGGCGCTTCTGGCTCTCAACGATTTTGATACGTTTGAGCAGCGCTGGGCATTGGAGAACCATATCTTTCGCCACGTCGAATACGATGCTGGCCTGCTGGCGGTCATTGGCGCAGCCATAGATTTCCGCGCCTTCCTCTCCGTCGCCCGCGAGCATGTACAGCGCCACGGCGGCGGCCAGTTCGGATTTGCCCGCCTTCTTGCATATCTCGACAAAGGCCGTGTTGAATTGCCGGTATCCGTTGGATTTGATTGTCCCGAACAGATCCCGGATGATTTGTTCCTGCCAGTCGAACAGCAGGAACGGCTTTCCGGCCCATATGCCCTTTGTGTGTTTGAGCGATTGAATGAAGTTGACGGCGTGATCGGCGCGGGCCTTGTCGTAATGGGATGTCGGCAGCATGAAGGGGGATTTCTTATGCCTCTTAGCCATGCCGCCCACGTCCCCGCTTTCCGGCTTTCTGGAAATTCAGCCGGGCGTATTCCCCGAAGATCAGCTTGGCGACGCAATCCCGCGTCCGGGCCGCGTTCCGGGCATTATTAAAAACGCCCAGGTGATGCTTGCGCCCGTGAATATGGATGTAAGCCTCATAGCTGTCGGAATCTTTGACCCCGCTGACGCCGATATATCCGGATGTGTTGGTGCATCGCCGTTTCTGATTGAATGCGTTTTGCTGGTGCGTCACTATCCGCATATTGCTCCGGCGATTGTCAAGCTTGTCGCCGTTGATGTGGTCGATCTCGCCCTGGATGCCCGGATAGAGCATCTTGTGGAATACGACGGTCTTGCCCTTATGATGGGTCGCCGGGTATCCGCGCTTTCCGTGGTGCCAGGTATGCTCCCGGATCAGGGGGAGATCGAGTTCATCAAATAGAAAAACGCCGCCGTTCTGAAAGAAGGCGACGCCGCCCTGATCCGTCAGTTTGTACTTATTTCCCATGCCGCCCTCCTTTCCGTGATGGCATTAAAAAGGCCCTCGCGGGCCTATGGGTTTAAAATTCGTATCCGGCGCAGCGGATGATCTCTTTCATGGCATTCAGCGCGCGCTTCGGGCTGCTGTAATCGCGGCGGTCAATCTGGCGGCCATCCTCATACATCCGGATCATCGGGTATCCGTAGCTGATGCTCGCCACGATCTCGTACTCATGTCGGGTGGTGCCGTGCCAAAGTACCTCGGCGGTGCGCTGCCAGCGCCGGGAATACAGGGTGTTCCCGGCGTAATCCGTCTCGTTGGTGGCCTCGAATCCGTTGGCGGCCATGATCTCCTGGAATTCCTTGGTCAGCTGCTCGGTGGTCTTTTTCATGGTGTGGTGCCTCCCTCGTTTTAGTGTGAGTGAGTGTTACCATAGACACCC